TCTACATTTTTTAGCTTTAACATTTGCATCTGCTAAAATCATACCAATGGCATTTTGAATAGAATTAAATTCAGATAAGGTTTCTTTCTTTGGACGAATAACACCATTTGGTGTTACACTTGACATATCTTTAATTTTTGCAGCGTGCTGTAAAAGAAAAATCTCAAAAGAATGTTTTAAATCTGGATAAACACAATTGTTTATATCAGTATCAAGATCATGTTCTACCATATTTGCAATAATATAATTATGGCAAGCAGCTCTCAAATTGTAAAATAAATCTTCTCTTATTTTTTTCTTTTTGATTAGGCGATCACCCTCTAAATTCGGTGATATAGAATTTAAAAGTTCTGATCTTGAATCTAAAAGTTTTTCTTCATCTGAAAAATCTAACATAATTATCCTAACACTACAAGTGGTACTTCAGTTTTTTTAAGTTTATTTGCGTGAATAAAAAATGGCACAAATCTTTCCATTAAGAAACCAGGATATCTCCAAGGAAAAGGCTCTGTGCAATCATAAGAATTTTTTTCTTTATCAGGATAAACTTCTTTTGTATTATCCCAAACGTGTTCCATAGCTAAAAAATATTCTGTTACTAACTGTCGCATTAAATGTTTCTTTGTTACATAAACTCCTTCAAAATTACAGACTTCACTTTCTGTAAACCATTTCATTGAAGAAGCGTAACTTGGATTTGCTTTTAATATACCTTCTTTAAACAAGAACCAATATTCTTTTAATTGAGAAATAAGATATTGTGACTCAGGGGAACCTTGAATTTCAGTTGGAAAAACTGAAGTCTGTCGTATTTCTACTTCACGATTAATTACTATATCAGATTCTTTAAGGTATTTTAAAGCATTATCTTTCATTTGATCACTTGTAAGTCCCTCATAATTTTCAGAACTCGCAGGTGTACTTAGTTTTCGATTATCGTTATCTTTATCCATTAATAAAAATCTTCTGTAACAAGCTGAACCAAGATAGTCGGCATCTTGAGCGCTATTGATTGTATAATAATCTGTAGCTTGAGTGCCCATAGCTTTTAAGAATTTATCTTCAGAAACACTAGAATACCAATGACGAAAGTCATAAATGGTATTTCGGTATCTTCTAGTCTTAGTTGTGACATTTACAAATTCACCTTTATCACTTGGTGGGTGATGTTCATCTGGTCCTGTGCCAGCCGCAAAACAAGGAACTAACCAATCTTGGTCAAAGTGAAAGGGAAAATCTCTATGAAAATTAGTACCAATAAAAATGTTACTCACTTTTGGTCTCCTTCTTTTTCTTTTTGGAAAAATCGACCTTTGAATTTTCTGCTTCAATTACCATTTTTTTAAAATTAGTTCTTTTTTCGCCATGTAAACTAGATAGTAAAACTTTCATCTGTTTACTCATTTTATAATTTTGAGTTGGTGCCACCGCTTTCATTATATATCTCCAATAAAAGGTGAGGTGTGAACCTCACCGTTTCTAAGCTGCCTCTTTATCCTCCTGCAAGAGTTCTGGTTTAAGTAAATTAAGATTATTTTTAATCTCAACCTTTCTTGGTTTTTTATGATCTGGCACAACATTCTCCAAACCAACTCTTAAAATACCATCTTTAAACTCAGCACCTTTTACTTCTAAAGTATCAGCTACAGATAGGGTTTTTGTAAAAGAACGTGTGCCTATACCTTTATGTAAGTAAGATACACCTTCAATTTCTTTTTCAGGTTTCTCGC